TTGGTTGTCGGCGGAGGACTTTCGGACGGCGCTATCGTTGACTAACACTGACGGGCTGCCGGAAGGCACGACCAACCTGTATCACACGCCGGCCCGCGTGCGCTCGAGCGCGCTGACAGGATTTGTGGCGGGAGTAGGATTTACCGCAGTCATCGCCACTGACACAATCCTCCAGGCGCTACAGAAGATTCAAGGCTGGCTTAGTGGTCTAGGTACCGCCTCGCAGGCGAACCTTGTTACATCTTCTACCGACACAACAGCAGGCAGGGCTACAACTGTTGGCTGGATGGGGGCTGGTGCTAGATCAATCCCCGTAGACGCAGGCGGCACATTATCAACTAATCAAGTCAGCGGGTTTTATAACTATACAAATCATGGTCTGCCGCTATCGACGGCTGTTGGCGGGATCACTGTTCAAATACTGGCAACAACCGACTACACAGTATCGTTCCTGGGCAGGAACGGACGGTTTTTCGGGGTGACTAGGGAGAATGGCAACCAGACCTCGCAGGAATTCTGGACAGGCGCCAACTTAATTAAAGTGGCTTCGCCTACCGACACTACCGCAGGATCAATTCCGACAGTGGCGTGGCAGGGACTTGGCTCGAACAGTTTGCCAGTTGCCGAAGACCTCGACAGCATTTCTGTCACCTGCTGGCGACTCGCTGGCTCATCTACTTTGAATAAGCCTGTTTCTAACAACGGTGCCGTCGAAACCGTTATTGGCCTGCCGGGGTACGGTTATCAGGAGTACCACTCTTATTCATCTATTAGCACCCGTTCTTATCGCAGGGTACTTGCTGCGGGCACTTGGGGTCAGTGGGTTCCATACTGGGACGGCGACAATCTTGTTAAAATAGCCTCTGCAACCGATATAACGGCTGAGCGGGTGCCAGTTTCGGGATGGCTTGGAAATGGGAGAGCTTTGGCATATAAGTCTCAAGCTACTGATGACCTGAACGATTTTAATGTCGCCGGGGCGCATGGGCTGTGGGGCGGAAATTCACTAAACCGACCGACCAACAATGTCTATGTCGTTCACGTACTGGGCGGCTCCCCAAGTTCGTCAGAGGGACAGATTCCGAGTCGTATCGTGCAGGTGGCTTACCAAGTCGGAGGCACAGAGTCTTATCGCAGGTCATACAACGGCTCCTCCTGGGGTGCGTGGCAGAAAGAGTGGAACACCGGTAACACATCCGCCGACGTTCAGGCTATGCTTGGCGCAGCCGATAATGCCGCCATCCGATCAGCTATTGACGTAGCGCAGAACGGTATTGTTAAGGTGAACAATGACGACTCTACGTCAAGGACTGGTATTTATGACGCTGATCTGGGTGCAATTTTCCGATCCATTGCGGTATTGAATACGGACATCACGGTGCAAGCCAACTCCACCTACCCGCATGACGTAGGGGCGTCCTTCGTTTTCACGCGGGCAACACCCGGCACATTGACCTTCATCCCCGCTGCTGGAGTGACGGTAAACCCACCATATGGCGGAACGCTGACGATAGAACGTGGGATGTATGTAACTCTTGTTAAAGTAGGGACCAATGAGTATGACCTCGTTGGTCAAACGGTGCCAGCATGATTCCGATGATTATGGGGTGTTGTGCGCAGGGGGCTGTTGGGGAGCAGCCTTTCCCGGAAGACTACACGGAAATTACAATAGTAGTCAGTGCGGTAGATGGAATTCGCAATATGATCAGCATAGGTGTGGATGGGCCGAGCGCCATTGATTGGGGGGACGGATCGCCACCGGAGTTCACAGACTGGACTGATGGAGGGCATTTGTATGAGGCGATAGGGGAGTACAAAGTTAGGCTGTATGCCGCCCCCGGAGGGAATCCAGGTATGACCGGAAACCACACTATAGTATCTGTTGATTCATGGCAAAGTGATCTTGATACTTTACGTTTTTCAAGCTGTAACAACCTCACTAGTGTTCCGCCTTATATCCCAACCACTGTGACAAGGCTGAGTTTCATAGAATGCCCTTCCCTCAACGACCCTAATATTTCTCTATGGGATGTTAGCAATATCACAGACATGACGCAAATGTTTACCTCCTGCTCCGCGTTTAATCAAGATATATCTGGATGGGATGTCAGTAACGTTACAAATATGACGCAAATGTTTGCAGGAGCAAGTTCGTTTAATCAGGATCTATCTGGATGGTGTGTGAGCAATATTACTTCAGAGCCGACATTTTTTGATGATGGCGCAACGGCTTGGGTTCATCCGCGTCCTGTTTGGGGCACATGTGGTGGCGTGACAGAATTTGTGGTTGGCCATGCGGGGACGCTCTATGTGAGAAACAACGACGGCGGCTCTGAGCTAACTGTAGATTGGGGTGATGGCTCACCGGTAGAAACTACATATTCATCTCTAACCCATACTTATCCCAACGCAACATTTACAGGAAGAGCATATAAATCATCAGGCGGGTTAGTTATATCGGGCACACCATTAACCTCTATATCATCTATACAGCATGGACTATCAAGGATTTATTTTTATGAACAAGGTATGTCCAGTATTAATTTAGCCTCTGTGCCAAGTAGTATCCCTTCGTCCATAACTAGTATGGATTATATGTTCGTTGATGCAACATCATTTAACGGTGACATTAGTGCATGGGATGTTAGTAATGTCACTAGTATGGAGTATATGTTCAGTGGCGCAACATCCTTTAATGGTGACATTAGTGCATGGGATGTTAGCAATGTCACTGATATGCGAGGCATGTTCAATCTCGCAACATCCTTTAATGGTGACATTAGTGCATGGGATGTTAGTAGTGTTACTAATATGAGTCACATGTTCACTCTCGCAACATCCTTTAATGGTGACATTAGCTCATGGAATGTTAGCAATGTCACTGATATGCAAGGTATGTTCCGCAATGCCTCAGCATTTAATAGTGACCTTAGTGCATGGGATGTTGGCAATGTCACTATTATGCAGGATATGTTCCGTAACGCAATATCATTTAACAGTGATATTAGTTCATGGGATGTTAGTAGTGCCATTGATACGCAGACCATGTTCTACAACGCAACGGCCTTTAACAGTAACCTTAGTTCATGGGATGTTAGCAGTGTTACTAATATGGGTTATATGTTCTACTACGCAACATCCTTTAACAGTGACTTATCTGGTTGGTGTGTTTCTAACATCACGTCGAAACCTACCGGTTTCGACGATTCTGCAACATCATGGACGCTCCCACGTCCGGTTTGGGGGACGTGCCCTAACGGCTAACAACACCGTGGCGACAGGATTCGCCGCGCTCAAACTCACAAAGGAATTCTTCCACGGAGTAGCCGAAGACGTACATTTCAACAACGCGACCATCGTCTAGGGTTGTCAATTCAATTCTACTGGCGCGTTCGGGAGTGTTCGAGCAAGCTTGCATTAAAATTGCCACAATCAAAATTGATAATTTTCTCATTTCAGGTCTCCTGTTTAAAATGTCAATTTTACCACAGATCATCTACAGTATACAATAGGTACTACTATGACTAACGTTTATCAGCAAGAATATTTAGGGGGAGTTGATCCTTTTGTTCAACCTATGGACCCTAATTTTAGCAAGACCCAATTCGTAGCTGAAGGGTTTGAATTCGGGGCAGAGGGAGTTGTGACCGAAGTGCTGTTGAACGGTGCCACAACCTACAAACCGGTGGTGATAACTGAACCTTCTAACGTTGTTCGGTTTATCGATACCATCATCTCAAGTATTCGTGTTTCTGGACTTAATGCCGTTGATCCAGAAAGTGCCTACTTGATCACCACCAACCAATTCAAATAATCAACGGTGAGAAGATGAAAATGCCAGAAAAAGACCCCCAGTTCTGGGCTTGGTTGTCGTGGGCCTTAGGGCCTATCCAAGCTCTATTATATGCCGTCGTTGTTGCTGGCATCCGAATCCTTCGAGATGGGAAAGAGAAGGCTTGGAAGAGGATATTGCTTGAGATGCTTCTGTGTGGCTTGCTTGCTCAAGCAATAGATTCAGGTTTTAGGGCCTTTTTTGATCTATCAATCCCCACTGTTATCGCTGCATCAGTAGGACTGCTAGGTCCTGAGTGGGTGAGGATGAAGGTCAACAAGGTTGTTAACAAACGAATAGAGGAGGGCATCAAAAATGATGATAACGTTGGAAACTAGAAGTTGGCCAAAGTTCACATTGGGAATTCTAAAAGCTGGTTCGTTCAAGTGTTGCACTCTAGAACTCCCCGACAAGAACAATTCTCCTGATATCAGTTGTATTCCGGCTGGCACATATCGGTGGGTTGAGCATATGTCGCCGAACAATGGAAAATGCCTGCTTATCAAGGACGTTCCTGGTAGAACTCACATACAGATCCACTATGGCAACTATACTCGTGATATCCGAGGATGCATTTTGCCGGGAGATTCAATTAAGTTTCTTGATAAAGACGACATTTTGGATGTCGCGAACAGTAGAGCCACGCTGTCAAAATTGATGGCTGCTGTTCCGTCTGAGGGGACTATCGTAATCACAAGGGGTTAATATGGCTATCAGCGTTGATACTGGTTCTTGGTATCGCTTTCTGAATCAGTTTACGATCGGTGTCGACGGTTGTATAGGGATATGGCTCCGTCTACCTAACGGGGTCACAACGGACAATGGGTTCAATTTCCCGATGTCCTCTGGCACCGGAGGGAATGCTCCTAATACATCACGCTACGCTGCGTGGGGACTGGATAGCGGGAGTCCTAGGGCCTTCGTTTCTTCCATGTATGACAGTAACGGCGTGGGTGTGTTCAATTATGATTGGACTCTACCAGAGCCTAATGGTGTAGTTGACACATGGCATCTATTGGTAATCAACAAGGTAGGCATAAGATTAGATACCTATTGGGTGCCTATAGGCGCAATGAGTCCTCCCGCTCCCGTGGGATCGGCCACCTCTATCGAGACTGATGTAGTCCTGCAAGGAATGTACATAGGAAGGACTGACGAACTTGATTCAGGGGAGTATAACTGGAGAAACGAAATAGCTGAATTTTTCGTTCTGGATAGATTTTTGACACCAGAAGAAATTTTGACGCTGGCCACAGGGAACAACATTACGGCAGTAGAACAGTCCCCAGTCGTAAATTTGCAATTTTTGGAAGCATCAAATATTGTGCCCGACATATCAGGTAATGGATACGATGCCATAAGAACGGGATCCCCAACTACCGTGGCTCATCCGTTTTCCTATCCTATCTCAGAGGGATCTGCGCTGACACTAAACCCTTTGGCCCTTGTTCCTTCTACCCTTGAGGCATTGACGTTATGAGAACGATTGCAGGAATTATAGTCACAATCGCGGTGGCCTTTTCCATTGGAGCAGCGTCCGCCACTTGGGTACAAGAGTTGCGATACGGCAATATTATCAAAGAAAAGGATAATCAGTATTTGATTGACAAAAACAAGGCTGTTGAAGAAGCCAAGGACAAGAGCGATGCTGCTCTAGCGGATCTGAGGCAATCTAGAGATTTTTATATCAACAAAATCGAGGAGTTGCGTAATGCTAACAAAGTTCTGTCCGATTCTCTTGGGGATGGTAGTACTGGGTTGTTCGTCAACGCCGAGTGCCCCCCCACCAGTGGAGTGCACCCCACTACCAGCAGCGCCAATGGAGATCTTGGAAATACCAGAGGACCCGATGGAGATGTTGGACAGGTTGATCAAGGTAGAATCTCGCAAGCTATCGAGCTATCAACCAGATCACATGGTGATTATGTTGAGTTACGCAGGAGGATCGAACGATACAAGATTGTTTTGGGGCAGTGCAGGGAATACGCACTTTTAGCAGAGCGGGTTTGCCATGGGGGCGGCTAACTGCCACCCCTCAGCGCTGATAATAGCTCCTCCGCCACGACGGTGCCTTCCCAGCTCGCCAGAGACCTAGATCGGTATGATTGTAGCGTCATCCCGTCCTTGATGTCTCTGGCGGCGTCCCAAGAGAAGAGAAAATAAAGGCTCTTCCCCACCTTTACGAAAACAAAACACCACCCTCCTTTTTTCCCCCTCCTGCGTATCCAATTGATCTGCTCCGGAGTATATTTTGCTGGTTTGATAATGATTGTTTCGTTTTTTGGCATATTCTTGATTTGCTTCAATTCTATCCAACCATTGATAGAATCAAACCCGAACGATAGATCCGGTATCCCTTCCGAATATCTATCCTCGTGAGATTGAACGTCCCATCTAGTGCCCATGATCCTTATTAGGTATTTTTTAAAGGTGTTCTCTAGACGTTCCATATATCAGGCCATATGCCAATAATTAACTCTTCCAGGACATCGTTGGCGTTCTTGTTAGGTCCTCCAAACACCATGCGATACAGACGCTCTCTCATGTCCCCAATGATTTTGGCTTTCCCCTCATCAACACAGAATCGGGAAGCAAAGTATATGGCGTCAATATAATCAGCTGCCTTTACAATCCTGAACGGCATATCTTGCTGTGATACCATATCTTTCAGCGCAGCGTGGGCCGGGAATTTGCTTTTTTCCATGGCACTGATGTCTTTCCCAAAATAACTTTTCAAGGAGCTGGGAAAATCACCTGTGACAATCTCCGTCAGATCATGGCATAGCGCCCATTTCATAACCACGCTTCTATATTCCTCTGAATATGCGCCGGGAAATTCTAATTCCATGCGATCTAGCATAGATAGTGATATCATAGCCACATTGTACGAATGTTCAGCCACCGATTGAGGTCGAGCCATCTCGATGATGGCCCAACGTTGGATCGATGACAGTTTCATAACCTGTTTGAAACTGAAATCAAGTATCATACTACTTCTCCGGAGGAAATGTTTCGCCTTTTGATCTATCGACGGCGGTATTGACAGGCTGTGGGTTATATATCACACCCTCTCGCGGTTGAAGAATCAACGGTAATTCTTCTGGATATTCATACTCAACATGCTTCATGAGGCCAGTTTCCTCATTGATAGTCCAACTACGCTTCTTGTTGATTTCCATTTTCTCCCGTATAGCCTTGTCTAGATTGATGCCCGCTAAATATGCTATGTCGTAAAGAAGAATGCCGATATCCGCAAGCTCCATCGCGTCGCCTTGGGCCATCAAATATTCGGGTATCTCTTCCATCACCATCTTGCTGAGAGCATTGGTGATGGTTCTGTGGGGAAACACCGAGTTTGCCCAATTGGCTATTAACTCCTCTATTGTCTCGGCGTAGTCGTCTTTGTGAGTCTTTGGCTGGCATTGATTAGTTTTGTTCTCAAGCACTATATTGCCCAGCTCAGCCTGAACTCGCCCGGTATCATACGGTATCTTCAGGTAATCCAAACACAGTTTCGCCACATTGCACACCAACTGTTCTTTAGTGTCGTTATTATCCAACAACAACATGGCCGATGCATTGTACGGTATGCCCATCGAATCTATGTCCGATTTAGGAACTCGCCCGCTCGCATCTACATATACGATGTGGTCAAACAAGTGTTTTGATTCGGCAAACTCAATCGGGCATCGCATACCTACGTATATGTCATTGTCGCTGAGTATAGTTTTTACAAGAGCCGTCTTATCAGGAGTGTTGTATAGTGAGATGCATTTTCTCCATAACATCTGATTTCCATTGTTTCGGTCATCAAATGCTTCTTGTTTGGTCTCATATCCCTTCACTTCTTGTAACACCGGCCATATGGCTTCTAAAGCAGCCTCGCTACTGGATTTGAATTTCAAACGGGTGATGTTAGATATGATGCGCGCCACCTCGTCTTTCCCATGTTGCGTTTTCCCTAATATCAATATTTTCATCAGTTGTACTCCCGTTCTTCGATGTCGCTGATAGTTGGGCCATGGCCGACCCAAGCTACCTGGGCCATTGTGATGTTCTCGATTCTTTCAATCAAGGTGTTCAATCTTTCCTTGCTCTCATAGTTAGCGAAGTTTAGAAAAATTTTAGATGGGCCACACATATAGTCGGCTTCTCGCAACTGCTGGAAGCTAAAAGAAAATATGCGTCTTGGCAACTTGGTAACAGTGGTCAACTCAGGCTCAATGCCTAGACTGGCCCAGTCTATCTCGATTTGGTCGTCGTAGCAGGGGCCGCTAGTACCTATTTTCACTCCAAGTTCGTTGTATCTGTCTGCCACACGGATCGGAAATGTTCTCAACGTACCATATACACATGGGTGGATATAGTATGGAACAGCGCAATCAGCAAGCACTTGGTGGGGAGTCACATCACGAGAGGTGGTATATGGATATTGGCCATGGTACATAGATAAGCTAAACCCCTGTGCCCCCTCGATTTGCAAGCAACGGGCATTTTCCATCACGGCATTGTACATCTTAGCGCTAACAAACACATCTACGCCGAGACAATAGATAGAATCCATCCACCATTGGGGAATCACATGCGATGCCGTGTTGAGATCTTCCGGGTTTCGTTCGATTCGCTGGATGACCGCTGCACCAGTGCCTTTCATAGTGCTACCAATCACCACGTTTTTTCGTTCAGCTTCTAGGTGTTTCGGCAGGACAACAGCTGCGTGGGGATGGATGATGATTGTCTTGTTGTGGAGTATATCTGCACAAGACTCGATTTCTTTTTTCAATACTTCGATATCGACCACAGAACCGGGACCGATAAGGACAGCTTTCAGATTGGGGGACACGATCCCATTCGCCAACATGCGATGTACGAATTTTCGACCACTGGCATCTATAAACGTATGTCCCGCATTGGGTCCCCACGCTGTGACCACCACATCAGGTTTTTCTTTCATAGCCAAGAAACCGGCCAGTAGCCCTTTCCCGGTAGATCCATACTGCATGTCCATGATCAAATATGACTTCATTTCTATTCTCCGAATTGTTTGGTTATTCTGTCAGCAAACATGTTAGGCGTAACATCAGCGCTCTCGTATTGCTCATCGCCTGTTCCAATATATATATCTAATTGGTCCTCCATATGCATAACCAATTCTACTTGGTCTAATGAGTCAAGTCCTTGTTGACTCAGGGGTGTTTCCCATTCTAACTCATCTACTGGGATTCCGAAAGTATCAGCTAACACATTGGCTAGCTCTTCGCAAACATCTTCTCTTGTCATGTTTCTTTCTCCTGTTACTTGGTCCATAGTGACCCTTGTACAATTTTTACATCTACCATCATCGAAAAGATAGTGACATGGGTCGCTGCATTCATAACATATCATCACATCCACCTTTTTGAACTTTTACTAGCCCACCAATTTACGCCCGGATGACTCACTTCTAGAATCAAGGGCACCCTTAAACCTCTATCTTGTTCGACCGCTTGTTTAACTAATCTAGCTATTTTCTCTTCCTCCCCCTCTGGTAACGATAGGCTATATGAGTCATGAGTATTCAATAGCATCCTACCGCCTGTTCCCTTTAGAGCCTCATCGATCATCAACCATGTCATCTTGTTCTCATCCGCAGCTGTGCCTTGAATTAACAGACCGGATGCTTTATATGATTTATAACCACCGGGAAAGCGTAGATGCCTTCCGTACCGAGTAAAGATGTAACCTCTTCTCTCAGCCGTGGCTTTGCAGCCATCAGCTAATTTCTTCACTCCGGGCAGTCGCTTGTGGTACGCGTTTATAATAGCTTCTGCTTCTGGACCAGCTTTTTTGTACACTATTTCTTTATCAGATCCAGCGGGTACGAAGGATTCCCAAGTCCAAGGCATACCCAACTCCTCGGCGGTCGTCCCTTTACCTTGGTTGAAGATCATAGACAAATTTAACTGCTTGGCGTTAGGTTGGCCGCTGTACGTGGCATTTCTAACTAGACCTGTCAAATCAGCTACATATTGATGGAAGTCGGTTTCTGGATTGTCTATATAGGCTTGTACAATATCAGGTGTCCCTACCAAGTGGGCAAAAATACGTACTTCGAATGATGCCTTATCGCAATCCACCCAATTATGGCCTTCGTCTGGCAGAAACACTCTTTTGACCACTTCGGCCACTTTTTTGTTTCGATCTGGGATTTGCTGTAGAGCTGGGGCCACGTATGACAACCGCCCAGTTCCTGTTCCACCTTCGTCACCTTTAGTTTGGTTTATGGTGGGATATACTCTACCGTTATGTGCTGACTCCAACACGTGGCCGACCAAGAACGTATCACGTGTTTTTATCATACTGCGTAGTTCCAATATGATTTTAGCAGCCGGGTGGCTCATGGCCCTTAGCGCCTCGGCTCCTATGCTGGCTTGTCCAGATTCAGTTTCTTCCAATGGAGTGCCATCACAGGCCCACCATCTCCCCTCTCTCCACTCTGGTTTAAACAGTTTCTTGATATCGCCACTAGGTTGGGGGTTACACTTGAATCCGGCCACATCATCCAAGTGTTTCTGCATTTCTTTGATCACTGCGCTCAATTCACCAACAGCTTGTTCAGCCGCCCCGGTATCTACTCTAATCCCCTGCATCTCAGTTTTGATCAAAACCGGCATCACACGGCGCTCAAATTCTACTATCTTCTCTAGCTGTTGATGTGATATAGCTTTTTTCTGATAGTGATATAGATCTAGTGTTGATCTGGTATCACCTTTAGCATAGGGGGCTACTATATGCGACGGTGCTTTGGATATGTTTTTCATCTGGACATTTTTGGTAGCCCTTCCGCCGAACAATTTAGCCAACTCTTGATATAGCTCATCCCCCTTCTTATAAGAGTTAGTGTATTTACGGGCCAAATTATCCAAGCTATATGAGTGTTCATGCTCGTTTATCAAACAAGCCAGTACGCCGGTACATATCAACTGGTTGATCGGTAGCAATATGCCTACCTTAGTAGACATGGAGTAATCAAATGACGCGTTATGGCAAACTATGTTGCCTCGATAACCTACCACTTCGTCAGTTAGCCATTCTTTGGCTTCGGGATTTTCCCTGATATCGTAATAGTAGTCTTGACCATCAGGAGTCGATATACTGAAACCAAACGGCTTATCTACGATAGTAAGACCGGTGGTTTCAGTGTCATAAGAAAACTCTTCAAATTGTCTCAGGTTCGGGTACATATGTGGCCTATTGAATCATGGTTACTGGGTCCATCACCTCGATGATACTAACCACATCATCAACAGTGATGTTTGGCCTTTGCGCATCAGCTTGCATGTGTTTATCGACCTTGATTAATGCATTGCGGGGGTTCTCAGCTAGCACCACGGCATATTGGATTACACTGTTACCAATGTGGATCCCTACTAGGTATGTCTTCATCTTGATTCGCTCTCGATTAGAAATGTGGCCCCGAAGGGCCACTAGGGAAGATTAGTACTCTTCTTTTGAATCCGGTTCAGCTTGCCCCGGTTCGGCCATCGCACCATCATAGTTGCCTGATGCTTGTTTCATTGCTCCACTGTTGATAGCTTCGTAGAGTTTTTCTGCTTTGAGATACACCTGTTCACTCGGATAGCCATCCGTTTCGATCTTGATGTTTTGGAATTCGCCTTGCGAACTCTTATCATCAACGGTAGTGATCTTGTAGCGACGTCCAAAACGATCACCGCCGTTCAACCGGACGAGGCTATTGAACTTCCGGCTAACTTTCATTTTGGACTTGGCCATCGATACAATAACCTCGGTGCCATCATCCAATAACATAAGGTGTTCTGCAGTCGGGACCAATTCCAACTTATCCTCGTCCTCCTGCTGTTGGATAAAATCTTCAGCCTCCTGCGCATCATCAAACACCCCGCGCAATCCACCGTCGGAATCCAACTTCCGGTTAACCCAGACCAGATACCGTTTAACAAAGCTCACCGGAGTAACATTCACGCCATCCGGATAAAGCTCACCGGTAAGGGTGTTAAACAGCATGCCCACTTCCGCGCCTTCGATATAATCATCCGGCTTTTTCTTGTTGACTTGGGGAGAAAGAGCTTGAAGCACGTCAATACGAGGGAGTTGCAAATCCTCGCTTTTGACGTTTTCGTTACCACGGTTGCTCCCCTGTTTGATATACGCCGGGAGTTGATCGTCTTTTTTCAATACTTCGTTTTTCGTTTCTTCTTTCTTAGCCATGATTTGCACCATTGATTAGTTTTTGACACGTTTGTCGACTATCGTTCGTTTTGCTCAGGTTAGAGAGATGAGCGCTCTATTAGAAAAATGGGTCTTAGTTTTATGACTGGCTACGATTAGGTGGGCATAATCCACAGGAATCAACTTTTGGTAACATCCTCTCTCGTAACGGGTACCCTCTCGGTCTTTCTCATTGACCACCACACGGATATTTGCTGTGCGACGCGGTTGCGCCCCATTGCGAATATCGTGAAGAGGAGGACAATTCCTGTGGCCTCAGTTGGTGTTGATTGTGCGCTAGGCCAGATGCGGTGTTTGGTAAAAATTCTACCAGTGAGTCTTTTTTGCTTTGCATTTTGTTATCGCTCTCGAGTTCGGAAGTATGATTATATCACGTCCCTGTGATGGCGTCAAGGTCTACGGGTGGTGATCCGGACCTTTAGATGACACAGGCCCCTTGTGTTCTTTAACAGGCGCGGATATACGGCGATACTTATCGAACAGATCCATGGTTGCGGGTAGGTATCGCCGCAGCTGGGAGATGATAGCGTCAGCATACAATTGCGCCTCCACCTGAGCATGGCTGTCCTCCCGCAGTGAGAGGAAGTGCATCATATTATGGATATCCTGTTTCCACACCCAATAGGTATAATGATTGAGGTGCAACAGCAAACGGGCATGTTCGGGGGCCACCTTGTTTTCCATGGCAAAGCAATAATCGTTATATGCCTTTTTACAATTATGCTCTAGCGACTCCTTGAACCACAATGCTATTTCGTTCGGCAAACCACCAGTCTGCCCTTGCTTCTTGTCAGTCGCCACCATACCCACATTTTCTGGGATATACCATTCTTCCGGCAATTTGGTGTACCGACCGGACACCTCATTTATAGTACAAGTGCGATGACGCACGAATTGTCGAGCTACGAAGATCGGGAGCTTCATTTCTACCCAAACCTCTATCATCTCAAACGGGGTGGTGTGCTTATTCCGCATGAGGTAATCTGCTAACGCCAAATCCTGTTCGCGAGCACGTCCACTGTCCATCTGATCGAAGGACATACGAGCGGTGTTAGCAGGATCAATATCATCAGCGTCGAAATCGCGTTGACAATCAGATAGAGTATCATCTCTCCACACTCGGCGAGTAGGCCCGCTGATGTTGCGGATCTTGATGAAGCCGTGGTCCAGAACTTTTACTTGATCCATGACTCACCCCTTGACCACAGTTGCGCGAGAAAACGGGTTGACCTTGATCAGATCCTTTGGATACTCCTTGCCCTCTTTCATACGCTCCTTAATAAAAGCCTTGAACGTAGACGAGTTGACGGTTTCTTGTACCAAGGATTCGTGGCCATTGTCACGTAACCATTGCTGCACGGCTTCCTTGTTAGCAGATGGGACAGTACAATTGATATCACTGGCTACTTGCAAACGCCCCACGCCAGTGATTTTCATTGTTTCCACGCCCAACTCGTCCATCACCTCTGGAATCACGGAGATAGACAAGAAATCGTACTTTTTTTGTAACCGGGTTTTTTCGCTCCCCTGCCAATCCAGATCAATTTTCAGGTTGCGCAATGCGGCTGCTAGTTCTTGCAAATTGAATGATTGAACCGAGTCTTCGTCAATGCTGTCATATGGGCACTCATAATTTTCGACCGCCGCCACCAGCATTTCTAGTGCTTCCTTGGGCGTTAGTGGAGGTACTGGATCAATATCCTCCTCTCCGCGATCTTTGGCATCAAGTGCTGAGATTACTTCGTGACAACATGCTATTACGTATGCGAAATATCGATTTTTCAAGATATCACCTCTTCTTTTTTGGTTGCGCGTTTGCGCTTTGGTTTGGGTTCGGATTCACCATCGGTCACATTTGCTTTCACCTTTGGCTTACGTCCACGTTTCGGCTTAACTTCCTCTTCTACTACATTACCGTTCGGTTCCTCAGGCTCAGGGTCTGGGGTAATAGGCAAATGGGGCAGCGAAGATTTCAACTCAACACGTTTGTGCCATAGACTGAGGTCTTTATCTCCATATTCGCGCATTAGGAAACGGCGTACGGATCGCGCCCATCCTCGCTTGCCGTTTGCTACTCGCGCCGCTTGGACATCTCGCGCTTGTTCAATTGTCTTGATCATGATTTCACCATGTTTGAGTTCAGAACGAAAGGAATATATGTGGCTCTTCGGCCATCCCATTTTAACAGCCTATGGTCAGTCCTCGGCAGGCTCATGCAAACCAAGGCGCTGACCATAGGATTACCGACAGGGATGATATAGTCTACCCCCGCCACGTAATTTGATAGGAATCTTCTGATGTCAGCGAGCAATTCCTGATTTTGGGCACTCCCCTCCATCGATCGCAAATCACTTCGAGTCACGAAGTTTACTTCTCCGAAAGACTCGGCAGAGGAATAATCATTGTTCCCCTCTTGGATAACCCAAACTTTTGGGATTCTACTCATCACTTTCCACCTTATCAGTCTCGTCCACCCCCATGTGGAGTGGCACTTTTCTAGCTGCCATGGCCGACAGTTTTTGTACACGTCCGACGATTTTATCTTTCTCGTTCATTTCGCTCTCGCTCTTGTGTTCGGAGTTGGTAGGAGGTTCGTATCTCTTATATGCCGCCTTAACGAGCCTATTGTACCACATCCCTGTGGTACTGTCAACTACCTATTGTACATCTCGGATTCGAAAATCACCTCGACGTCGGTGTCTTCTGTTTCTTCTTCCGCGACGTCTTCTGTTTCTATATCTTTGATCATGATGATCAGACCTTTGACGCCTGAATAATCTTCGCTGGTTTTGTCGATCAGTGCAAACTCACTGTCTGCGTGTCCACACAAAATCAAACGTTCCAACATAGTATGCAATTCATTGATCGTCTTCATATTTTCACTCTCGCTCTTGATGGGAGGGGCCAATCCCCTCCACATTTTTATTATACCACAGCTATATACTAAACACAATTATTTTGTATCAGCCCGCCCGCCCGACAGGTCGGATTCGCACCACATGCCGGGCAGGTCATCAATTGATTTTCCTTGCTCGCTCT